CTTACGAAAGTAGAAGTCACAAACAATCAGGGCCAAACGCTCGCTATTCCTTTGTATGATCCTTCTGAAGGCATCTTTATCAAAGATATCGAGGGCTTGGATCCGGTAAAAGCAACGCTTGTATCTTCGAGTTTCGCGACGGTGGACGGAGCACAGTATCAGTCTTCCCGTCGCGAAACTCGGGGGATCATCGTCAAGCTGGGTATGGAGTTGGGGTATGGTCTAAGTATCCGTGAAATTCGGACAAGGCTATATTCCTTCTTCATGCCTAAAACAAACGTTCGCTTGCGCTTCTTTGTGGAGGGCATCGATCCTGTCGATATTATTGGTCATATCGAAACAATGGAGTCGGCGCTCTTCACACAAGACCCAGAAGCGTTTATTTCCTTGACGTGCTTCGATCCGGACTTCTTTGATCCGACTCCGAATGTAATCAATGCTAATACAGTACAGGACACTACAGAATTCGCAGTCGAATATGACGGAACTGTAGAGACCGGGATTCAATTGGCGATGACACTCAACCGAACACAGGTTTCTTTGGATATTTTCCATCGAGCACCTGACGGAGTTGTTCGAAGTCTTGAGTTTGAGGCAAACCTTATTTCCGGTGACCAACTCATCATAAGTACAGTTACTGGTCTTAAGTTCGCTAAACGAATTAGGACAGGTTCTGAAAGTTCTGTATTGTACGGAATCTCTCCGTATTCTAACTGGATTAATCTGTTCCCCGGAACGAACTATCTTAGGGTAGTTTCTGATGGGGCTCCGATTCCCTACACCGTAACCTACACAACTAAGTACGGAGGTCTGTAATGGAGGTGTATATTCTCGACAATCTTCTTCGTCGTACCGCGGTTCTAGACCGCTATGTCTCTCTCATCTGGACAGAGCGATTCGCTGGCTATGGCGATTTTGAATTGGTGGTTCATTCCACTCCCGAGAATCGAAACCTCCTGACTCCCGGAACTAAGTTCGTGGTGAACGAATCGGATCGAGTTCAGACAATTGAGGTCTTCGAGAACAAAAAGGACGCTGATGGAAAGCTTATGCTCAAAGTCACCGGTCGTTCCATTGAACAAACTCTTGAAGATCGAGTAGCGACTGAGGGTATGGCAGGTCTGATGGCAGATACTGACTGGATTCTTACGGGAACTCCGGGCAATATCTGTCGTCAGATCTTCCAAGAAATATGTGTCGATGGATTACTTAGTCCGGGTGACATCATACCTTTCATAGTATCAGGAAACACATACCCGATAGATACGATTTCAGAACCTTCTACGGTCATTCAAGCAGCAATTCCTCTAACCTCGGTTTACGATGCGATTAAGGAACTCTGTGAAGTATATGATCTTGGATTTAGGCTATATCGGAACAGAGATCTAGGAGAGCTTCGATTCAATATCTATGCGGGTAGTGACCGAACAACAAGACAAACCACATATCCTGCGATTGTATTTAGCTCGGATCTAGATAACCTATCCAATGAAACCGAACTGAATTCCATATCGGGCTTTAAAAATGTCGCTTATGTCTTTAGTCAAAATGGATCAGAGATTGTTTATGCTGATGGGTATTCTGCAGAAACTATCGGGTTCAATCGTCGGGTTCTTTATGTGGATGCTCGAGATGTCGACGAACCTGCTGGAGCAACACTAACTTCAATCCTAGTAAATAAGGGTAAAGATGAGTTAGCAAAAGCTCGACCTCTTCAGGCATTTGACGGGGAGGTAAGTCAATTCGGTGCATATAAATATGGAGTTGACTACTTCCTTGGTGATCTTGTGGAGGTTCGTAACTCTGATGGTGTAGCCAGTATGATGCGAGTCACAGAGCAGATATTTGTCTCGGATGCAGAAGGTGAACGTTCATATCCAACCCTATCTCTGAACCTCTTCATTACCCCGGGATCGTGGAGCTCTTGGGATTACGGCAGCCAGTGGTCCGATGAAACTGGAGACTGGGTTGATGCATGACATATTTAAGGAGAAATCATGGCCGTAGGAGATGATGCTCTTGCAGCGGGATTTACCACTGTTCCCGATACTGGAGAAGAGGGTCGAGTCCGTTGGGGAGCTCGTGAAATCAACCGTACCCGTGACTATGTGGCACAAACTAAAGCCCTAATTCCTGTAGGCATTGGTGGTTATCGCTCTGCTTCTAAGATCAGCTATGGCTCTGGTATTCCCGGTCCAACTGATGGAGTTGAGGGCGAAATCTGGCTTCAGGTGTTGTAAATGCCACAGGCAACATTTAGTGGTAACGGTAATTATAAGATTGACGTAGATGCAACAGTAATCTCACAGAACTTGGCGGGTAATTACTCGACTATTTACTGGCGCATCTACGTCATAAAAACAAACACAACTGGTCACGCTGCTTGGGGTAACACAGGCAGCTGGGGAACTGCTGACTCAAACGTTGGTGGAAACCCTGACCTATGGAACAATGGCAATCTGGAATACAACTTCCAGAATGGTCAAATGTCCGGTACCTTTCTCATGGCAGAGGGTACGTTTAACATCACACACAATGCTGATGGTACTCAGGTCTATTATGTTACGGGAAACCTAAACCTAATTAACTTGGGATTCGCTTCGGCAACGACTGGTGTTCGATCACTTCCTCGATTAGCACGAGAGCCTGACGCTCCGACTCCAATAGGTTGGGGCATAATTGATCAAACCTCTATCCAATATTTGTTCTCCGGGAACTATGATGGTGGTTCACCAATTCGTGAGTGGCAAGTTCATTATGGGCTTAATCCTAGCTTTGGTGAATATGCCACAGGTTCAGATGGTTCAACTCGTATTGGTGGCTTGCTTCCGGGTAAAACATATTACTTCTGGTCTCGTGGTCGTAATGACATTGGTTGGGGTGCTTGGTCTCCTCGAACTCAGGCAAATACAAAAGCTGGAGCTCGAATAAAGATCGGTGGCGTTTGGAAACAGGCTGTTCCGTATGTAAAAACGGGTGGTGTGTGGAAAATGGCGCAGCCGCATATCAAAGTAAACGGATCGTGGAAGAAGAGTGAATAATGCCAAAACGCCTAATAAAACCATTAGTAGATAGTTTCTACGATGTGTATATGATGATTGCAGAACCTCGAGTTCGACGAATCATACATTTCTTTATTTATGCTTGTCTTGCTATTGCTGGAACGAGCGTATTCTATAATCCCCCTAGGCAATTGGCTGGTTTCTTGGCTGGTTACTTCTGGATTTGGATGTTTGGAATATTCATCGTCGTCGGAGCAGTACTAGCATTGATAGCGGTTCTTCCCGGAATTTGGTGGCTGGAAAGAGCAGCTTTGATTTCGATAATTACAGGTGTTGGTCTTTATACCATTACTCTGTTGTTCTTTGGAGCTTCATTCTTAATAACATTGACTCCGCTTATAATCATCCTTATCTGCACTCTTAGGCTGCTAGATATCAAGGAGTTTTTGCTAGCGCCAAGAGAGGGGTAAAGTATGGGCACAACTATGGAAGCTCTACTCACCTTTGCGGGGACAGCAGGTGGTAGTGCTTTCTTGGTATTCCTTATACGGGGTATTGGTAAATGGCTGTCTGGGGCAGCTCACCGAGAACAAATAAGGAACACTAGTTTGGCCGTTCGAAGGGCTAAAGCTGAAAAAGAACGAGACGAGGCAGATGATCTTCGTCGAGAAGCTGAAGAACACGTTTCAATCCTCAAACGACAAATTCGAGAACTAGGAGCTGAACCTATACGGTATGGCTCTGATCTTAGGAAAGAGAATAACAATGGGTGAACACGTAGCAATTGTCCCCTCTCAGAACACTGGTCTTGTCCTTTCGGATGGGATGTATAACGTTCTTCGAGCATTGACTGAGAAAGTCTTCCCGGGTCTAGGTGCACTTTACGCAACCATCGCTGCTATCTGGGGATGGAATTATGCTGTAGAGGTCGGTGGTACATTTGCCGCTCTCAGCGTATTTGGAGGTATTCTTCTTACTCTTGCACGACGGGGGTACGTTCCCTCAGTAGTGACAGACGGCAGCTTTGATGGAGCTGTTGTGGAAGATATCGTAGATGGCGAATCCGTAGTTCGAGTAGAGCTCAACAAGCAGGGTGCTTCTAATATTCTTAACAAGGAGCAACTGCTGATTAAGGGTCTTATCTCTAACTAGTACTAAGGTCGCGAAAAATACACGGGTTATAATGACCCTCTTGAAAGGAGAACCATGTTCAACAAGAACAAACCAGAAAACCGCCCCGGCCTTGAAAAGGCTATTGACGACGCACTTCTCGAGCTTGCTAAGACCCAGTCTGGCACCCCCGAGTACGATGCGATTCTCGAAGAGATCGAAAGGCTTTACAAGCTTCGACTTCCCGAACCGGAAGCACAGAAGCCGATTAGCAAAGACGCTCTCCTCGCAGTCGCTGGTAACCTCGCAGGTATCATCCTGATCCTCAACCACGAGAAGCTGCACGTCATTTCCACCAAAGCCCTTGGTTTCGTTGGTAAGTTCCGTTAAACACGCGACCAACAAGTAATCACAGCTGTATGCCGTGTCTAGAAGTTAATTAGACACGGCATACAGTTTTCTGCAGGGGTTATAAAAAATTGTGTCGGCAATCGCAAAATTTACACGCCTCATAATGAAACCACTATGAAAGGAATACCGTGAAACCCAAGCATATTCTGATTGCTGTTGGAGCCACTGCCGGAATTTCTGCTACCGCATATGCTACGGGAGTAGGACTCGGTATCATCACAGAAGTTACCTTCGAGAAACTAGCGAAGCGCAAACGTGAAGATGCTAAGTTCCAAACCAAAGGACCGAAAGTAGAGAAGATCCGTTCACGACGAGAACGCAAAAAGACATATGAAGATTTCGAGAGTATTATCAAGAAGTATTGATTAAGAGGAGGACCCCTAACACGGGTTCTCCTTTTTTGTCTTCGCATA